ATCTGATGAATTACCAATTATTCAACAATCCCATATGTACCCTATCAGCTTAACTAGCTGATAGGGCTTTTAAGTATTCTTCGCTAATCTCTGTTCTAATACCGTCAACTTCACGCTTTGGAAGTCTTTTAGAATACTCTTCAATTTCTTCTTTAGTCATAGATTTGAAACACAACAAATCTTCTGATGTACCTAGAATTGTGATAAACCTATATACTATCTTCTCTATCTCTTTACTATCCAATTCAAGATTATGCTCAACAGCATAGTTTTTTACTGCTGTATCTATTTCATCATCAGTAACAGCACTTTGCATCACTGCTCTGTACATATTAGCTAGCGTGTTTTCTTTCAATAATGTATCTATAACTTCTAGTGCCAGTTCTAGTGACTTCTGCAAGTCACCACTTTTAAGAACTTCTGTGAGTTCTCTAGTCTGTCTTTCAGTAGCTTTAATTGACTGTTGCCACTGCTGATAACTTAGTCTTTCGAAATACAATTCACTATGTATAGTTCTGTAGTCTTTCAAAGCATCTTGCTTAATCTTAACTACCTTATCTTTGATATGTACACCTACTAAATCGTACATCATATACAGACTAGCAAGGGTAGTTACATATGCCCTCTCTTCAAAATGTAATGATGACATCATCATTTTATCCGTATTGCCAAAACTATAAGCTAGTCTGTCTAGTTCTTCTAATTGATTGAATTTGTCCATCTTCCTTCACTCTCCTGCACATTTTTATAGTTTGCCATTGCTTTATTAACTGCATCAACAATCAGTTGCCTTGAAGGTATAAAACCTACACTTTGAATGATACTAGCAATAAAAGAACAAAGTA